GGACAAGTCGGCCCGCCACTGGTTGAAAGTGGCCGATGAATGGGTGGAAGCAATGCAGGGGTGGTACCCCGTGCTAACCAACATCGTACACAACAAGAACACCAAGTCCATCCGGTGGCTCAAGAGACTCGGGTTTGAATTCATAGACACCCCGGTCCCAGGCCTCCCGGACTTCATACAATTCGTGAGGTACCGCAATGTGTGAACCAGCAACCCTGTTGGCCATTGGTACTGCCATCTCAGCAGCTACTGCAGTTTCATCCTATCAAGGCCAGAAGAAGTCTGCACAGGCGCAAACCAAGGCAATCCAGGAAGGCCACAACACGGCCAATGCCCAGCTGGAAGAACAGCGAAGGCAGCAGAACGTACAAGCCAGGACTGATATGAGCGAACGGGCAAAGCAGGCAATGACCGAACGTGCCAGACTCAGGGCAGCCTCTGCGGAGGGTGGCTTGATGGGCAACAGCCTCGATCAAATCTTTGGTAACCAGGCCTTCAACACCAACCAGGACCTTGCCATGATGACCGAGAATGCCCGTAACGTGGGTAGGCAGTCAACCATGGAAGGCATTGGTATGGCATCGGCTGCCCAGGGTCGAATGAACCAAGTGCAACACCCGTCTCTCCTCAACACTGGTCTGCAGATTGCAGGCATTGGTGTAGGGGCGAAGCAGGAATACAACAAGATCAAATAGTAACAACCCACCATAACAGTCCGAGGACTATCCAAGCATGCCCCGCAATTACACAGACTCAATCAAAGGCCGAACACTGGAAGCCAACAGGCCGGACCCGGTGCGATACAACGTGGCTGCCTCCCCGGTTGACACCTATGTTGCACCCAAGACCAGCAACAATGCACTAAGGCTTGCAGAGGCACTCTCCACGGTCAACACAAGGCTGACCCCGATTGTAGAGGAGAAGCTGGCCAAGGAGGCTGAAGCCAGGAACAGCCAGGGTGTGCTGGATAGAACCCAAGGTAAGGACAAAGAGAAGGACGCAGGTGAAGCCTATGTGAACGGCTTCATGTCCATGGATGGTGCCCTCAAGGGTAGCGATGACTTCTCCCTGCTACACCAGAAGTACCTGACGGAATTCGATAAAGAGAATGGTGACATTGTTCAGTTCATTCGTGAGTTCCACCAGGGGCAGACCAAGGGGCTTGATGACCCTGCATTCCTGAAGCAATACACCAACACCTTCGCCAATGGTACAGCCAAGCTCCTTGACGACCATGCCCAGTACAAGAAGGGGATGGAAGTCCAGAAGGTGGAGTCCCATTCAATGGACATCATCACTGGGATGGTGAAGTCATATGCGGACAATGGCATGCCTGTTGATGATGGTGCGGTGGACAACATGCGGCAGTTCCTCAACAAGGACATGGGTGTATCCAACTCCCGCTTCAATGACCTGCTGTTCGGTTCCATCAAGCGGCTGGGTGATGGGGGCAACTTTGCTGTCTATGACATGCTGAAGAAGGCCCGTCCTGATGGCACCCCCGGAATGTACAACATCCCCGAGTGGCGAGAGAAGATCGATGCTGCCCAGATTCATGCACAGAATGTCTTCCTGCGTAACAAGGCTGATGCCGAGAAGGCTGCAGCACAGGCCCGTGAGGATGAGGTAGACCGTCAGATGCTTGAGGTGTTCCTTGAGCCTGACATGAAGAAAGCCTCCGTGATGTTCAGTGGTCTGATCCGTAGTGGCATGATAGACAAGGCTACCGATGCAATCACATGGCGCAAGCACCTTGAGGAATACACCGATGGAAGACCCAGCATTGACCAGCAGGAGAACGAGGTAAGTATCCTCACTGGAATCTACCGCAGGGGTGTCAAACCTCGGGACATTCTTAACGCTAACGTAACTCTTTCCCAACGGAGATACCTGCTGGGAGAACTTGAGCAGGCCAAGCGTGCTGATGAAGCCAATGGTGCCAGCGGCAGTGGAATCTTCAAGACCCCTGAGTACAAGATGGGTGAAGACTACGTTGACAACATGCTGAAGAGTACCCCGACTCCCACGGACATCATGGGGGTTGGCAGTCAGTTTGAGCGTGAGCAGAGAGCCACAGCCAAGCTTCGGTTTGCCCGTGAGGCTCAGAACGTGGGTAGCCCCTCGGAACTCCATGATCTGCGTGAGCGGATTGTCAAAGATGCACTTGAAATTAGGAAGACCGTTGGTGGCTTTAGTAATCCACCCACGCCACACCTTGGTCAGATGCGCTACTCCACCCCGCAGGAACTTATGGAAAACCGCAAGAACATGAGCAACGAAGAATATCTGCGGAACATTGAAGCCCTTGAGGCCAGAGTGAGAAACCAATGAGTGACAACCTTACCCCCAACTATCTTGACACCCGTGGGGATCGTGCAGCAGTAGAACGTAAAGCCCTTGATGACCGGCTGGCAAAACTGATGGCCACTCCTGAGCAAGCCGCCGCACCTGGGGCCCCCACTGCAGCAACCCCTGCTGATGCCAACATCCCAGTGGATGACACCAAGTCAGCAGGGTGGTTCAAGGAGGGACGCAATGCGGTAGTGGGCGGTGTCAGAGATGCCACCCAGAACACCCTTGACATGTTTGAACAGCTTGGTGGCTGGATTGATGAGAACTACTGGAAGGCCCGTGAGGCTGCAGGTACGGGTGGTTCAACTGCCTCCGGGCTGTATGGTTCCCTGTCCATTGGGTCTAAGCTTGCACGTAATGCGATGGGTGCCAAGGATGACAAGGCACTGATCCAACTCCCCACGGTTGAAGCCAACAAGACCGTTGGTGGACAGGTGGGTCGCAGCCTGACGCAGTTCATTGTTCCCTTCCTGTCTGCCTCCAAGGCAATGACTACCGCTGGGTGGACAACCACCACCACAAAGGGAATGATGGCCAAGGGCATGGTTGCCGGAGCAGCCACTGACTTCTCTGCCTTTGATCCCCATGAGAAGCGGCTGTCCAACATCATCCTTGAGATGTCCGATAACGACCCGCTGTTTGGCAAGTCGGTGATGGAGTACCTTGCCGCTGACCCCAGCGATACCACTATGGAAGGCCGACTCAAGAACACCATTGAAGGTGCTGGATTGGGTATTGCAGCAGAGGGGGTCTTCCTTGGCATCCGTGGCCTTCGTGGTGTGTGGGTGGCCAAGGGCAAGAAGCCTGCAGAGGAACTGACCAAGGCTGCCGATGGTGCAGCTGGTGAGGCTATCGATGAGACTGCCCCTGCTGTCCAAGCGGGTAACACCCCCATGCAGGACCAGATCAATGCAGCCACGGGTGTTCGTGAGCCTGGGCCTGAGCGGTGGCAGAAGCGGTTGGATGTTGCAAATGCAGTCAAGGAGGCTGATGCCAAGGCTGCTGCCAAGGCTGCTGAAGATGCCAAGCCCAAGGTCAAGCCTGATATTCACAAGGCTGCCGATGAAGCTGGTGTTGAAATCCAGACCCCGAGCCGTCCCCTCACTGCTGCAGAGCGTAACGATGCAGTCATCCGTGCAACCATGGAAGCCCATGAGAAGGCCATTGCTGGCGGTGCTGCTCCCCACAGGGTTCTGCTTGAGGCTGATGGCTCTGTCACCCTGTCACGGGGAGCACCGGCCGCTGGCCAGATTGACCTTGATGCAGCTGTCACTGCTGCACTCCGTCCTGGCACTGCCAAGGCTGCACAAAAGGCTGCCACCCCTGGTGATACCGCAGCTACTGCTGTGGCCACCACAGGTAAGGACACCGAGGCTGCTGTCAAGGCTGAACTGCACAAGCATCTCCAGGCATACAAGCAGCTGCAAGAGGCTGCCATGGGTGACATCAAAGCTACCGTCAATAAGGCTGCCAAGGGTTCTGCCAAGAGTGAGACACCCAAGACTACCGAAGTCAGCAAGTTTGAAGAAGGTGACTCGGTTCTGTTCGATGGTGGTCGTGGGTCTGGTGAGTTCGTCAAGCATTCCAAGGATGGCAAGGTTGTCATCAAGGATGATGCAACGGGAAAGGCCCGTGTGGTCACTCCGGATGCAGAGGATGCACTGGTTGCTGAAGTCAAGGCCAACGACAAGAAGATCAAGAGCAAGATGGGCAACAAGCAAAGTGGCCACGTAAGTGCCCAGCTGCTGGCCCAGATGGCTGGTGCCCAAGCAGGAGCCACTGTTGGCTGGATGTCTGCCGATGATGATGCAACACTGGCTGACAAGCTGTCACTGGCTGGCCTTGGTGCCCTTGCTGGTCTGAAGATCGGTAGGGTGGGTGCTGAGAAGATTGCAACCCGTGAGGCTGCCCAGGCTGCTGCTGAGAAGATCAAGCAGGTTGAAGGCATTGCACACCCTCTGGTACGCAATGTGGCCCCCAAGGCTGCCCTAGGCAAGAAGCCCCCCACGGTTACCCAAGCCAAGGTTGACCAGCTGATTCAGTTGGCTAAGTCGGGCAAGCCGGAGGATGTGCTACAGGCTGCCAAAGGTACTGACTTCAACTTCGACCACATCGATACACCTGATGATGTCAAGGCCATGGTCAATGGTTTCTCCTCGGTGTTTGAGAAGGAACTCGACAAGGCCAAGCACGGGGTTCAGACCAACAAGATGATGGCCGATCTGGCTGATGAGTTGGGTGCAGGGGAAGCTTCACTGAAGAACCTGTATCAGGACACCGACAACCTGGGTGCCCGTATCCTTGCCCACCGTGCGCTGCTCACTGCTTCTGCCGAGAAGGTCACTGGGATGGCAAAGCTGCTCACCAACCCTGAGCTTCGTCCTGCAGGGTTTGATGAGAGTCAGGCTGTGCTGTCTATGAGGAAACATGTGGCGCTACATGCGTCCATCCAGGCCCAGATGAAGGGTGTACAGGCCGAGGTGGCCCGTGCCTTGGCCCAGTTCCGTATCCAGTCCAGCAGTCTCGACCTTTCGATCAACGAGAGGAACATGCTGATTGAGGCCATGGGTGGTCACAAGGCCAACATGGAGTTCGCCCAGAAGCTGGCTGCGGTGTCCGATCCCAAGAAGATCGCTGCGATTACCCGCAAGGGTGCCATGGCTCGTACCCAGGATGCCCTGTATGAGGCTTGGGTAAACGGACTGCTGTCTTCCCCCGTCACCCATGCGGTGAACATGATGGGCAACTCACTGGTTGCCATTGGTTCTGCTGCAGAGCGGTACAGTGCCGCCATGATTGGCAAGGTGCTGCGTACAGGTGGTGAAGCAGTACAGGTGGCAGAAGCCAATGCACACCTCTTCGGTATGGCTGAGGGGCTACTGGATGCCGTCAAGATCACCAGCCACGGCCTCAAGGCAATGAAGGATGCAGCAGGGGCCACACTCCGTGGTGATGTAAAGGGTGCCGATACGATCATCCGTGAGAATGCCGATGAGTTCGGTGGTGCATGGCAGGCTTTCGCCAATGACATGCCAGTGCTGGACAACGCTGGGTCAGGCACCAAGGACATTGATTCCATGTCAACTGCAATCTCTGCAGACCGCATGGTTCCCACCAGTGGTATGGCATCGGATGTCATTGACAACCTCGACATCAGGAAACAGATGGAGGTGTTTGCCGATGTGCTGGGCAGTGTGGTCCGTACTCCGGGCAGGTTCCTGACAACGGGTGATGAGCTGTTCAAGACCATCCACTACCGTGGTGAACTGAAGGCACAAGCCTACAGGACTGCCAGGGGTGCTGGGCTGGAAGGTGATGATTTCGTTCGGGAGGTGGCTCGGCTGATCGAAGACCCCACCCCGGAGCTTCGTGCACAGGCACTCACGGCAGCACGGGAGGGAACCTTCACTTCGCCTTTGGGCAAGAGTGGGCAGCCCCTTCAGCGGTTCGTTCAGAACACCCCTGGTGCACGCTACATCGTCCCCTTCGTCCGCACCCCGGTAAACATCATGAAGTATGTGGGTGTCAGAACCCCGGTGCTAAACACGGTGGCCGAGAGTGTCCGCAATGAGTTCAAGGCGGGGGGTGTCCGTAGGGACATGATGCTGGCCAAGACTGCCACAGGTGGAATGTTGTACGCACTCGGGGCATACCTTGCTTCACAAGGGCTGATCGTGGGTGGTGGGGAGAAGGACAAGCAGTCTGAGAAGCTTGGTGGTATCCAACCCTACTCCATCAAGGTGGGTGACAAGTATTACGGGTTCAACCGTATGGACCCACTTGGTATCTTCCTGGGCCTGTCTGCTGACATCTCTGAAATCTCCGGGCAGGTTGACGACGCAACCATGGGTGACCTAACTAGCGCATCAGTGATGGCAATCTCCCGCAACCTTGTGTCCAAGTCCTATCTGTCAGGGGTGATCAACCTGCTGGAGGCTGTAACCGATCCTGACCGATATGGTGACCAGTTCGTCAAGGGCTTCGCCTCATCCTTCGTCCCTATGTCTGCCCTGTCTGGAACCATCAGGCGGGAGACTGACCCACTGATGCGTGAGGCGTGGTCTGTTACAGATGCCATCAAGAACAAGCTTCCGGGCTACTCCGATGAACTCCCACCCAAGGTGAACATCTTTGGTGAGGACATGAAATTCACCGGAGGCATGGGACCTGACTGGGTGTCTCCCATCCGTACCTCGGATGCAACCTCTGACATCGCAGCATCGGAGATCGCTCGTCTGAACGTGGACCTGCGTGAACCACCAAAGCGTATCGGTGGTGGCAATGGCACCCCTGCATTCGACCTTACCCAGAAGCAGTACTACAAGCTGATGAAGAACCTGGGTGAAGGCTTCAAGCCTGCCATATCTGAGCTTGTTCAGTCAAAATTCTACCAGGACTTACCTGAAGACCCCTCAGGCTCCACCTATGTGGAAGCCAAGGAGATGGTCATCCGGAAGCTCTATGAAGCACACAAGCAGGCTGCAGTGGCACGGCTGATTCAGGAGGATGCAGAGCTATACCACACGTTCGTCCAGAACAAGGAGAACGCAGGGAAAGCACTGCTTGGTCTCCCCGTCACACCCATCCGTAACAAGTAACAACCAAGGTGGCCCCCCTCGTGGGGCTACCCTGTCCCAACCAAGGAACCACACATGTACGCTTATGAAGCCTACCCCGGCAATGGTGCTACTACACAGTTCACCATTCCGTTCCCCTACATTGCCCAAGAGCATGTTGAGGTGTATGTCGATGCAGTCCTCCAGACTCTCGGCAGTGATTACACCTACCTTAATTCCTCTACCGTATCATTTACTGTAGCGCCAGCCAATGGCACTACCATTGGTATCCGCAGGAACACCAAGAAAGACATCCGGATTGTTGACTTCCAGGATGCGGCAATCCTCACCGAGAATGCTCTGGATCAAGACTCTGACCAGCTTCTGTACATCGCACAGGAGACACTGGATACAGCCGAAGGTTGGCTGCTGCTTGACAGTGATAACACCTATGAAGCCTCTAACAGACGGGTGAAGAACCTAGCTGACCCTGTTGACGCACAGGATGCTGCTACCAAGGCTTATGCGCAATCACTGTTTACTGGTGAAAGCGGTACGCCTATCCGAACCGAGATCATGGCAGACCTAGCCGCATCCTCCGGCTCGTCCATTGTCGGATTCATCCAGTCTGGAACGGGTGCGGTTGCAAGGACTGCGCAGGACAAGGGGCGTGAGGTTGTCAGCGTCAAGGACTTTGGCGCGGTGGGGGATGGGGTGGCGGACGATCTTGCGGCCTTTAATGCCGCTATTGCTTCTGTCAAAGCTATAGCGGGCATTCGTGCAAACGGAACGCATATCCTTGTCCCGCCGGGGACATACAAATTATCTGGAAGACTTGTAATAGATAACACTATTACACTTGAAGGGATGACTAATCAGTTCCCATACGCAACTGGTTCCGCTGTTCTTCAGTTTTCAGCAGACAATGATGGGCTGTTTTTAGGCTATTACACCGGAGCTTATGCAAATCCGTCTGGTGTAATGGGCCAAGGGATAACAATAAGAAATTTAACAATTAAAGGCACAAAAGCATCTGGAACAGGGCATGGTATTTTCATAAATACAAAAGCAAACATTGAAAATGTGTATGTCACTGGATTTTCAGGGCATGGTGTATACATATATGGTGATGCGCCAAATGGAAATGCTAACAACTGTTTACTGAAAAACGTCAAGGCTTACTCTAATGGTAAATCAGGATTTTATACTGCTGGTGGGGATTCTAATGCGTGTTTAATTGAAATATGTGATGGATCATATAATGCAGAATGGGGATTTCATGACTCGTCATTTTTAGGAAATACCTATATTGGTTGCCATTCAGCAGACAATGCATTAGGTGCTTACAAAGCAGATGGTCCCAGTTCAAGAAATGTCTTTATTGGATGTTATTCAGAATCAGGCCAACCAGTATCTAGTATTGACCATCCTTCAGTTGTGATTGGTGGGTTACATGCAGCAGGTTTTACTGATGCAGGCACCGGTTTTGTTGCTACTGACGGAATTTTCTCAGGCTTTACAACAACAAAAGCTCCAGTTACCCACCAAACGGCAAACGCAGCTGGAACGTCTGTAACTGTTTACTCAGCACTTGGGAGTAGGTCGCAACCAAGTGCCAATACATGGGGGTCATCTGATGATTCTGCTGGTGGTGAGGCTCTCTCTTGGACATATAACGATGCGGGATCTTATGCAGGATGGTGGTCATTAAAACATGCTTTTTCAGATGCAAAGGTTTTAATGAGATACCCAGGAAGCGTCGCTATAGCAAGTGCTTCTGTAAATAAAGCAAGAGCATGGGCGCCAATTATGTGGAACGGAATCATGTTTCAGGGGGAATCAGGGTTTCCTAGTGCTGCTGTTATTCATAACACAGGGTCAGCAGCACCGATAACTGAAACATGGTCAAGAGGCGACATCATCTACAACACAACCCCCGCTGCTGGGGGATTTATTGGGTGGGTGTGTGTGGCAGGCGGGACTCCAGGAACATGGAAAACTTTTGGGGCCATTACAGCCTAAATTTAGCCATGAAACCGCAAAGTAAACCAAGGCCAATCAAGGAGCGCACCAATGAACTCCTTGATACAACCTTCCGTAATCCTGTCCCAGCAGTAATCAAGGCTCTTGTAGCTCGACTGCTACCCCAGGCCAAACCAAAGGTAACCACCAAGTGAACAACCTGCTTGAATCCCTTGAGAACCTTGCTGTTCTCGCACTGTTCGGCCTACTGGCAGGTATCGGCACCATGCTGGCATCCAAGGAGGAACTGACTCTACGCATTGTGTTGGGTAGAGCACTCTCCTCGGCTGCCCTTGGTGTGGCTGCTGCGTCAATCCTCACGTTCTTCCCTGCTCTTCCATTTGAAGCTCAGGTTGGCGTGGCATGTGTATTCGCTTCCCTTGGCACCTCCAGCCTTGAGAAGCTCCTCCAGAGGTTATTCCGATGAGTGAGCAAGTAGTAAGCCAGGCAGCATCCAAGGAGGCCATGCAGAAGCTACATGCACTGCTGGCCGAGGAGTTCACCAAGATTCTCCGTGAAGGCGTAAGAGCCAAAGACGAAGAGGGGAACTTGGTAATCCTCACTCCCACCCCCGCACAACTTAACGTGGTGCGACAGTTCCTCAAGGATAACGACATCCAAGCTGCCATGACCTCCAAGGCCATGAAGAGCATCGTGGATAGTCTCCCCTTTGATGACTCAGACCTCCCCCCTAACGTAGCGAGAATCCAACATGGCTAAGAAGAATCCCCTTGAAATCCTGAAGAGCAAAGTCTCTCCGAAGTCCACCGCTGGACTCCTGCGGGATCGCAAGAAGTCTCTCGATGAAAAGATCGCAGAGGCTGAAGGCGGAACCAAGAAGAAGAAACAGTAGTAGCAATGGGGCTTCCAATGGCATATGCCCCTAGGAAGCCTCAGATCGCTCTGTATTGAGTTCAAAGGCTTGGGGGTACTCCTTACCTATCCCCAGCCCTTTGCGTTCAACCACGGCCTTCCTAAGAGGCCTGATTACGAAAGCGTAACACTTGAGGAGACACAAATAGAACAACCTGAGATTGACCAACGTATTGCAGGGAACTTCAAGAACTTCCTGTACCTAGTGTGGAAGCATTTGGCTCTCCCCCTGCCCACCCCTGTCCAGTACGACATATCCGAGTACCTGCAGTTTGGTCCCAAGCGGAAGATGGTCCAAGCCTTCCGTGGGGTAGGCAAGTCATGGATCACCTCTGCCCTGGTGTGCTGGCTGCTGTACCGTGACCCACAGACGAAGATACTTGTGGTGTCCGCATCGAAGACCCGTGCTGATGACTTCAGTACCTTCACCAAGCGTCTCATTGCTGAGATGCCCATGCTGCAACACCTGAAGGCTAGGATGGACCAGAGGGATTCCAACGTAGCCTTTGATGTCGGCCCTGCTCTGCCTTCGCATGCACCCTCGGTTAAATCTGTTGGTATCACCGGGCAGATGACGGGTAGCCGTGCTGATGTGATCATTGCTGATGACATTGAGTCAGCCAACAACTCCCTGACACAGATGATGCGGGACAAGCTCCTGACCATTGTGAAGGAGTTCGATGCTGTCCTGACGCCAAAGGATACCTCCCAGATCATCTACCTTGGTACACCACAGAGTGAGATGTCGATCTACAACACCCTCCCTGAGAGGGGCTATGAGATTCGCATCTGGCCTGCAAGGTATCCACAGCAGAAGTACATGGATATGTATGGTGACCAGCTGGCCCAGTACATCCGAGACTCACTTGAGAAGAACCCAAGCCTCTCCTCAGCCTGCATGGGTAGGGGTGCCCCGGTTGACCCCAAGCGATTCGATGACCAAGACTTGGTGGAGCGGGAGGCCTCCTATGGACGCTCTGGCTTTGCCCTGCAGTTCATGCTGGATACCAGCCTCAGTGATGCTGACAAGTATCCACTGAAGCTGTCTGACTTCATCGTGATGGACTGTGACCTTGAGGTAGCACCTGTGAAGGCCACATGGGCTGGTAGCCCTGAGTACAACTACACCCAGCTACCCATGACAGGACTCTCAGGTGACCGCTGGAACAAACCCATGTTTGTATCCAAGGAGTTCGACAAGTACAGTGGGATTGTCATGGCCATTGACCCCTCAGGTAGGGGCGGGGATGAGACAGCCTATGCGGTAGTAGCCATGCTCAATGGTTACCTATACGTAATGGAAGTGGGTGGCTTCAAGGGAGGCTACGAGGATTCAACCCTTGAGGCTCTAGCCAAGGCAGCCAAGAGGAACAATGTCAAATGGATCATCTCTGAGAACAACTTCGGTGATGGTATGTTCGACAAACTACTGGCACCATGGCTTACCAGAGTGGGATACCCCTGTACCATTGACCCTGACGGGTACAGATCAACCCAGCAGAAGGAGAAGAGGATCATCGACATCATGGAACCTGTGCTCAACCAGCATAGGCTTGTGATGTCACCCAAGGTGATCACCGAGGATGTCAAGGTAGCTGACCCAAAGAACCAACTGTTCTACCAGATGACTCGACTGACCAAAGACCGTGGCTCACTGGTGAAGGACGACCGTATCGATGTCCTCTCCATAGCTGTCAACTATTGGACACAACAGATGGACAGGGATGTCTCATCTAACGTGGACAGACACAGGGAACAACTGCTGGATAGAGAGCTGGAGAGGTTCATGGAGAACGCCCTAGGGGTTACCTTTGGTAGTCAAAAGTGGTCATAAAAGTGGTCATAAAAAGTGTGAACCATTGTATGACGTAAGTCATTGATCGACAACACTGTTTAGCAAAAGACCACTAACGGAGTAACTGAAGACTATAGTTAACCAGAGGTAGCCGCCATGGTGGATGATAGTAAGTGGGAAGAGTAGGAAGTATGTAGTAAGTGGAAAACTATAGGTATACCAAAGGTAGAACCAAAGGTGTAACCTATAGTGAACCACTACCTACAGCCACCCACAGCGAAGCCTGCGAGCAAAGCTCTTTGGAGAACACCACCAATGAAGAACCTAATGACTGCTGCTGTAGCTGCCATGGTCCTATCAGTAGACCAAGGACACCAAGGAATGCAAGGGTGACCCATGGGCCAACTGGAATGTCTATGCGGCTACCGAGGCTTGTGCCAAGGCATACGAGAAGGTGGGGTATGGGAGGGTAGGGGGCTATTGATTGGACCAAAAAGATTTAGTTGGAAAAACCTGAGGTGGCACCTATACGCTCCGCTCTCGCCACTTCCCCCCTCTGGGGTCGCCCACACACACGGTGGCCCTAGGATCGATGCCCTGGTGTACATCATTGGCCTGCCATTGGTACTCCATTGGTACACCAACAGCTAACCCATTGATTCCATTAGCACTACACTGGATGATGTATCCATAGTGCAGTAGTATGTAATACCTGAAGTATCCACATCGTCTCATGAATACCACAGTGTTGTTTAAATACCACACTTGCGGGATTCATGGGGCGATTAACGCCGACTACCTCAGGTACACCAAAGGTCACACCAAAGTAGCCACCAAGGCCCCTACAAAGGCCCACAGCAGCCTAATAGGGGCTTACCTAGGCTACCCTAGCTTGAACCTTGGACATCCTCGTGGCTACACCATAGGGCAGCCTCAG